ACAATTGTGGCATTTTATTGAGGTAGAAGTACCTGAATTAATATCAAACTGGAGATTAGTACCAAGACTTATGATGGTCGCTTATGCATATGCATTTATGGAAGTCATCACTTGGTTTATGGCATTAGAAGCTCCTAATAACGCTCAAGCAGGTTTAGTTTCAGTAGTTGTTGGCGCTGGTGCTGGTTGGTTTGCAATATATGTAAATGGTAAACCATCAAAAGTAAAAGCTAAAGATTAATAAGGTATAGAAAGTATAATGGCTGAAGAAAACGAAAATTTAACAAGTGCTCTGGCAGTTGTAGAAGAACAACAAAAAGTTGTTGGTAGTGCATTAGTAGCTGCCTCTGGAACTGCTGTATTAGCAGAGAATACTGATACCTCAACTGAAATACTTGAACAAATTAGATTTATACAAAACCAAACATTACGAGCAATTAGAGAAGTTGCTGACGGTATCATGGAAATGGTTGCCTTTAATAAATTACAAGATAGAAGAGCATTAGAAGATAAAACTGAAGATGAAAAAGAAAATATAGGAGCATTACCAGGTGAAACGCCAGGTGGTGGTGAACAAATAGCTGATGACGCAGACCAAAAAACAGGTGGTTTCTTTGGATTTATAGGTGGTTTACCAGGTGCAGGTTTCTTAAAAAAAATAATAGCACCAATTACAGCATTTTTTGGTAAGTCAGGTCTATTAGTAAAACTATTTGGTAGATTTGGTCCTCTTGGTGCATTAATATTAGGTTTCACATTAATTTACAAATATTCAGATGAGATAGCAGCTGCATTAGCACCTGCCATTGATAAAATAAAATTATTGATTACAAAAATGCAACCACTTATTGACTTCTTAATGAAAGTTGGTGATTTCTTAATTAAAAATCTTTTAGAAAGTATTGGTAAAGCATTAGAGTATGTAATTGACTCTGTTATGAAAGTAGTAGATGGTTTTATAAAATTATTTAGTGGTGATATTATAGGTGGTTTAAAAGATATATTTGGTGGTTTATTTGATTTTATTATTGCAATACCAAAAGCAATGTATGAACAAGTAGTTAAAATTTTATCACCATTAGTGGATGAAATTAAAACATTCTTTACTGACATATATGATAGTATAAAATTGTATATAACAGAAACTATTGATAAAATTGGTCAATTTTTTATAGATTTAAAAGATAATATTGTACAATTCTTTACAGACGCATATGAAACGGTGAAGACCACGATTACAGACGCCATTAATGGTGCATTTACATTTTTTGCAGACATATTTAATTCTATAAGTGATTTCTTTAGTGATAGCTTTAATAAAGTAAAAGATTTTGTTACAAGTTTGCCCGATAAAATATTAGGTTTTGTTAGTAATATGTTTAGTCCTATTACAGACTTTTTTACTAGTATAGGTAATAGAATTAAAGAAGCAATAAACGGTATTGTTGACGCATTACCATTACCTGATTTTGTTAAAGACAAAATGAAATTTAATGTTACACCAACACAATCACAATTAGACGAAGTTTCAACAGGTGACGCTAGCGTTGCTGAAAAGATTGCTTTAGATGAGGCAAAAGGTTTAACAACAATTGCTGGTAAGTATGATTTTAAAGACGGTGTATTACAACAAAATGGTCAAGACTTTAGAGCTATAGGTCCTGGTTTTGCTGAAGCAGTTGCTGAAGAAATAGGTGAACAAGTAAAAGTCGCTTATGATAAAACAAACAAAAGATATGTGGTTGTAAAACAAGATATGGCATTAAGTGAAAGAACAGGAACTACAATCGCAAGTCCAGATGTTGATATGACAGACATTATAGGAACAGGTAATACAACAAATGTTAAATTACCAGTTGGCGATATACCTGATTTAGAAAATGACAATCAAGGTGCAGTAGTTGTTAACAATAATAATTATAACACAAGTAACAGCTCAGTAAGTAGTCAAACAGATGTACATAGTGGTAAACTAGATACAGGCATTGACCCTTACTTTGAAAAGAGTGCTAACAATTTAAGTGCTTAGTATTGACCTAGGTCTTTCTCTGTAATCAATTTAAACTTCATACCCTTATCATCACAATAAGATTTTGCTGCTTGCCATTTTGCTTGGTTCTTGATATATTCAAATGACTCTCTCATGTAAGATTTGGTTTTCTTTTTAGGTGGTTTTGGTTTTGCTACTTGCCTAGATGGTTTTATTTCAATCATAAACTTTTCATCATTGACCGTCTTTACAACAAAGTCTGGAAAGTATCTATGATATTTTTTGTCTAGTGGATTGTAGTATCTAACAGGTAATTCTTCACTTGCCCAATATAATATATCTTGGTTTAGGTCGCAGTAACGCATAAACCGTCTTTCTAATAGTGACCGATATACTATTTGCTTGGTATTACCAACATATTTCTTTGGATTGGTTGGTCTATATAATCCTCTATAACTCTTTGCCATAATGTACCTATAATCTATATAAATATTACTATACAAGGATTATTTATATGCCATTTAGTAAGTTAAGAAATTCGCTGTCAAATCTAGCAACACCATTTTTAGCAAATGCGATTAACAATTTTGCTTCAAAACAAGGTGCTAAAGACGCAGGTAAAGTAGCAGCTCAATTAAGAAAGAAAGGTCCGTTTGATATAGATGACGCACCATCAGCTAAATTAATTGAAAATCCATTATCATTTAGTCCTGTTCAATATCCATTAGACCTTGGTAACAATGGTCTAGGACATTATATACTATTTGAGTCAGGTTTTGTAGGTTATAGTCCTCAAACTAGTCCAGCATTTTCATCAAAGAAAAGACAACAAAGGGTAACATCAAAAGTTGGTGATAAATCAATCACAACAGCTGCTATCGCATTATACATGCCGTCAAGTATCAAGTCAAGTTATCAACAAACATATGAAGGCGATACTGCTGGAATTGCAGGTGATTTAGAAGCGATTAAAGGTGGTATTGATAAGATTGCTAAAGACGCAGGTGGTCCTCCAGGCACAAGTATGTCTTCACAACAAATTAAGGCAGCATTAGAAGGTGCTACAGGTATTGCAATTAGACAAGGTAAAAAATTAGTAGGTGAATTAGTTAGTATGGCAGGTGCTGGTGACCCGGTAAGATTTTTACAAAAGAGAAGTGGTACAGCATTAAATCCTAGAAATGAACAATTTTATGATTCACCTGATTTTAGAAGTTTCTCATACACATTTGATTTCTGGCCTAGAAACATGAAAGAGGCAAAGGCAGTAAACGATATAATAATGATTTTTAAATATAATTCAGCACCAGGTTTAAAAGGTAAAGCGGGTGCTATATTTGAATTACCAAATTATTTTAGAATTAGTTATATGCATAGAGGTGAAGAGAACACTAATTTAAATAAAATATCAGCATGTTATTGTCAAGGTGTAGATGTTGATTATGCGCCTGACGGTGAACCAAGATTTTTTGAAGACGGTCAACCTGTTCACACTAGACTTTCAGTTAACTTTATAGAAGACAGAATCATTACTAAAGATGATATTGTACAAGGAGCATAATGCCATACTTTGACCAATTTCCAGTCATAGACTATAACTTATCTGGTGTAAATGGCAACACTAAAGAAGTTACTGATATATGGCGAAGAGTAAAAGTTAGAAGTAAGATAGCAAACAATGTTGCCTTATTTGATAACTTTGATGTTCCAGAAGGTGATTCACCTGAAACGGTAGCTTATAAAATATATGGTGACGCAGAATATTTTTGGATTGTATGTTTAATGAACAATGTTGTAAATAGATATTACGACTGGCCATTAGATGAGTATAACTTTCAACAATATATGAAAGATAAGTATGACAATCCAGCAGGCATACATCATTACGAGGCAGTACAATCAAGTGGTAAACAAACAGGTGATGGTCCTGCTGATTACTCACACTTGATAGAAGTTAATAGTGATTATCCTGGTGCTCAATCAGTATCTAATACTGAATATGAAAGAAGATTACAAGACAAAAAGAGGCAAATTAAATTGTTACAACCAAACTATTTAAATAATTTTATTGATGAGTTTAGACTACTCATAACGAAGTAATGATATGGCACAAACTGATAGAGATGTTTTTGATAAAGTTGGTCAGTATAATTTATCTGAAATAGCAATTATTTCATACAGATTTGCTGATGATTCAAAACCTAGAAAAATAGATATAAGCGGTATTTTATATAACTTTGAAATTACCGAAGATATATTACTTAACAATGTAGTTGGTTCTATAATTGTATATGATATGCAAGACATTAGAACTATTATGCCAATGGTTGGTCTTGAAAGACTATCACTTAAATTTAATTCACCCGGCATGCCTGGTTATGACTACAGCGAAGACACAGGCACACCATTACAAATATACAAAATAGATAGAGTTAGAAAAGACCCTAAAAATGAAAGGGCACAATTGTACCAGATATTCTTTTGTTCACCTGAAATGTTTAGAAACTCTACAACAAAGATATCAAAGGCATATGCAGGTCCTGTTGAAGACGCCGTACATGATATATTAAGAAACTATTTAAAATCTAAAAAACCATTTCATTTTGAACCAACAGCTACCAATGCTAAGTATGTAATACCAAATCTAAAACCATATGACGCAATTAACTTTCTAGCAACACAGGCACAATCAAAAAAATTTAGAGTAAATGCAGGTTATAGGTTTTATGAAACAAGTGAGGCGTTTCATTTTAGAAGTATAGACTCAATGATGGGGTTTGATGGTCAATTAAGTGAAGTACCACCTAAATTTAAATACATGTCAATGGTAACTAGTGTTGCAGATAATCCTAATAGAGCAGAGATTAAAGATTTAGAACGAAGATTATCAAATGTAATTAAGTATGAGTATGATAAACCAGTTGACACATTACAAAATATTAATCAAGGTTTTTATGCTAACAAGGTGACCGTGCATGACGCATTTAATAAGACAATTAGTACAAAGGTCTATGACTACAATGAAACAGGACCGTTTCAGGCACATACAGAGATGGCAGCTAGTCAATTTGAAAGTGCAGGTCTATTATATCCACAAGACGGTAAAGGCAAAGGTGTTAAATATTCAGACACAAATAAAGGTCTAAATGAGATGTCAGAGGCAAAGACTATGGTGGTGACAGAAACAAGTAAAGTGCATAATGATTACGAGTTTACATCTAATAAAGAGTTATTACCATTAATTACGCACCAGAAACAGGCAATGCGTAATATGAATCTATCTC